GCCCAGATAGCTCAGTTGGTAGAGCAGAGGACTGAAAATCCTCGTGTCACTGGTTCGATTCCGGTTCTGGGCACTTTGGTTTCATACCAATGGGGTATTAGCTCAGTCGGTAGAGCACTTGACTTTTAATCAAGTTGTCCGGGGTTCGAATCCCCGATGCCTCATCAATGAAAGATAGCGGAAAACCTTGTAATTACAGGGCTTTCCGCTTTTTTTGACGGTAAAATTATCTAGGTAATTTTATAGAAAAACAACGAAAAAACATGTCTAAAATCTGTCCAAGTAAGCAAAATTTTTCAAGATGTCTAAATTCTGTCCAAGCTGTCACAGCGCAATCGCTGTTTTTACGACCTCCTGAACGTTCTCTTTTTCCTCCATAATGTGGCTGTAAACGTCGATGACCATCTTCTCTGTGTCGCCCAGCAGCTCCGCGATTTTCTTTGTGCTGATAGCTGGAATCTGGTAGCACAGCTCCGTACAATAATTGTGCCTGAAGATATGTGCAGTCAGATCGTGAATGACGTACAGGTTTTCAGTTCCGCCGGCGGCCAGATTCATCTTATTAATAATACGCTCCCACATGCGCCGATAACTGCTTTTAGTCATCATGCGGCCGTCCTGGGTGTGCATCAGATACGGTGCTGTCAGGCCTTTAAGATACTCCTTTAGATGGACGGCCAGAAATGGAGGGATAGGCACCGTACGCACCCCGTTTTCGGTCTTTGTATTCTTTACCCCGGGATTATTCACCCGAAACTCTACAGACCCTCTAACGGTCAATTCAGACGTTTTTAAATTGATATCAAGGGGCTTCAGGGCCAGCACTTCGCCGCGGCGGAGGCCGCAGCCGTAGATAATCAGAACGAATGCCTTTTCCATCGGCGTGAAGTCAGCAGCCTTGATTGCCTTTTTTTCGGTGGCGGTAAGGGGCCGCTTTTCTTTGGCTTTGTACTTTGGCCTGTTGATTTTTTCGCACAGTTCCCGAAACGCCTTTTCCGGGAGAAGTCGTTCATCCACAGCAGCCCGGATAATTTGTTTATATGTCAACATGATTTGTTGGCATATACGAGGTTTTTCGGATGCATTGTTGATAAGTAGCTGTAAATGTACTTTTCTTAGGTCCTGCAGCTTAACGCCTTCCAGCGCGGCAAAGTGCTTGTCTATAATATTTTTATACATCATTCTTGTATTGTACTCCCGGACAGCCTTGCTGGTATCCAGCCATTCATCGGCGTAGGCCAGAAAGGTCATATCCGATGTCTGGATTTGATTTCCTTCTTCAATCCGGCGTTTCAATGCATTGACCTGTTTTTCAAGGTCGGCGCTGGACTTTCTTGATTTCAAGTTGATTCGGTGTTTCTGGCCGTATTCGTCATAAGTACCGTCCCAAGCCTTAGTACGATAAATACCATATTTGTCAGGTTTGTATTTTTGCTTTGCCATTATATCATCCTTTCCTGTTGCGATGTCGCAACTATTTTTGGGTATAAAAAATACGCCCCTTGCCAGGACGCTCCGAGGATGATATAATTTAGGTGTTCAAACCAAACTAAATCTTCCGGAGCTTCCGGCAAGAGATTATGTAAAAAGCTTCTGTGTTACCAGCACAGGGGCTTTTTGCTTACTATTTATTTTGTAGCAATAAATGTGGCAGATTTATTAGACCAGAAACTTGGAGAAAACTTAATCTCAAGATTCTTCCAATCTTCAGGAACCTGATATGCTATAATACCGTTCATTTTTTTACCCGCAGCAACAGAACCATCTAATTGATTCTTCCCTTTTCCTTCGGGAGCCTGCAAGCCAAGAATATCTTGATTAACGGAGTAGTCATCACAATACGCCTCGAAGCTCATTATTGAACTTACCGATATATCCTTGTCTGAATTATTTGATATTTCAAATTCACATAAGATGAAAATATTTCCTTCGTCTGGTGTTAAGAAGTCTGAGCCTTTTGATTCAGTTGTTCCAAGCAGTGATACTTGAATACCTTTAATATCTGCAACTTCACCCACGTCAAAAGTGGTTTTTTCAGCAATTGTGGTTTCAGGAGCGGCCGTTATTTCTTCTTGATTCGATTTGTTGCTTTGGGCTGTAGTGACAGTAGTATTAGAAGGAGCCTCCTCATTGCTTTTACCGCCAACGCAAGAGCCGATTAAACCAATCACAACAACTATAATAATAGCTGTAAGACACCCTCCTGGTCCTTGTTTTTTTCTACATTGTGGGCATATCTTTGCACCATAAGGTATCTCTGTCTTACAGTGCTTACATGTTTTTGTTGCCGGTTTTTCTTTTTTCATAACTCTTTTCCTCCGTAGATTTATTTATTAAAAAGCCAAAGGCTATTTTAATCTAGGCTGCATCTTCTGAAAAGTCCAGTTCACTGATACTCTCATTGACTGATTCCAGAATCGCATTCTTTTCGATAAAGGAGATCCAAACTGACGGAAAATCGGACTTAATTTCTTTTTTTAGATTGTTGTAAAGCGTTTCCATCGCTTTTTTCCACATCTCACCAGCAGCCTTCTCCATTTTTTTATCTGTCCAGCGGCTTTTTGCAGGTCGTTTAACATTCTTTGCTCGCTGGAACTGCATGGCTTTAAACATAAATGTTTGATAACCAGTAAGATTCTTTTCTAGGTATTCTAAAAATTCTTTGTATTTCACATGATCACCTCCTCATATCTTCATCCTTATTTCAATGGTGCGATAATCACAACCATATAGATCGGCTATTTCAACACTGTTACAGCATTCTCTTGATAGCAAAAAATCATCTGATATTACCATGTACGCCGAAAATAAATTCGCCTCTCTTTCCACAGTGGAATTTAGATACGTATAGTTACGAAGGAAGTAACAATTTTGTTTTCGGTGCATGATGGCGTGGCCCAGTTCATGTGCCATGACAAAAAGCAATTCCGGTCCTTCTAAGCAATCGTTGATAAAAATACATCTGTGATTTTTGGCAAATAAATAGCATCCTGCGTATTCTCCTAAAGGGCCAAATTGCACTTGTATTTTCATTTGTCTTGCTATTTCAAAAGGATCTGTAGTGCTGTAATGCCGTATGCAATACGCCACGAGGCGCTTGACCCGTTCTCTTTCACCCATAAAGTCACCTACTTTTTATTTTTGTATGGGTTGTACTTCTCTTTGTTGATCTTCTTTAAATGGTGGAGCATTATATCTAACTGTTGTGCAAAAAGCTCCTGGGTTTCCTCCGGGATCTCTGCACCATCAAAACTCGCCGGTCCGTTCTCACCATTTCTAAGTTTCTCCATAATGCTATTTAAATCTTTCGCAATGTCTCTCTCATCCTTTGGGGTAAGTGTAATTTCTTTCTCTTTAGGTTCTTCTATACCTGTCATAAGGTATTCTACAGATACGCCAAAATAATCAGCGATTTTTTTCATATTATCGGTTTTTGGCGTACTCCGTCCTCTTTTCCAATCACTTAAAGTGGATTGAGTAATTCCAGTATCTTTCGATACTTTATAGGCTGTTATTCCATATTTTTGTAACAATTGCTCAAAAACTTCATACATAATTTGTCCACCTTTCACAAACCGCAGACAATACTAAGAAAAACCGAAAAAAATATTGACTTTATCGGAAATGCATAGTATAGTATGAACATACAAAGAAAATCCAATGCGGTATCATTTGTATGATGCGGAAATGTTATTTACTTCGTCTGGTAAACAAAGCATATCACATTTCCGTAGTAATTTCAATAACATGTTAACAGAAAGGAGGTGTAATTGTGTACGAAAAATTTGCTGATTTATTGTCAAAAAGTGACAAAACTGCATATCAAGTATCTAAAGACACCGGTATTGCCCAATCAGTTTTATCGGATTGGAAAACTGGCCGCAGTAAGCCAAAGGCCGACAAACTTAAAATTTTAGCCGATTACTTCGGTATCCCAATTGATTATTTTCTTAAATAAAAACACATGTTCGATAAAACCAATATATCACCATAATATGCATGTGTCAATGGAAAGAGAAAGGAGGACGAGAGATGGAGAAAGATAAAAACCCACATATTCCGGCGTGGAAAGCGTGGGTTCTGCTCATTACAACTGTACTGGCAATTAATACTGTTCAGAATTATTGGGTTCATTCGCGGATGTGGGAGGAAATTCATCGTTCTCAATCCACAGTGAATCAGGTGTTGCAGGCTGATGTTGAATATCATCAGAATATGAATTTTGCTTTGGAGCTAATTCTTCGGAAGCTTCAAGAGCCTTGAGAATGGCTTCTTGGCAGTCAGTCAGCTCTGAGAGATATTCTAGCATCTGTTGTACCTGGTCTTCTGATATAGGAGTAATGGCTTCCACATCCTCAGTCTGCGAAATGGATTGTTCAACAGCATGATTCCAAAAAGGGGCAATTAATGTCATTAGCAAGACTACGATCATATTTATGACATTTAGCGCGTCAGACAATGACATTCTTTTAGCGGCTGAAGATTTTTCTGCGTCTTGCTCTGCGACGCTTTCCGAATTATCAGGAACTTCTTCATACAGGAAATCATCAGGAATAAAGGATTCTGGCATATTAACGTAATCTTTACATACCTGGATTTCAAAAATAGACTTTGCAATCGAGGAAAAGTCTATAGATAAGAGGCTTTTTGTAATTTCCAAGCTGAATTCTTTTCCAAGCTGACTAAATGAGGATATGAGCTGTGAGTAGGCCTCAGATGCTATGAAAGTTTCATTTATGGACATGAAACAAGATTCAACCATTTCCGTAATTGAATTAGATAACGTGTTAAGTGCAGAAATTTGGCTAACCATTAAAATTTCGGACGTTGAAATGGATGTTTTTTCTAATTGTTCACTTAAGCTTATCAAAGCTGTACTTATCAGATTTATATTATAGTTTTTAGGTGACATAACATACCTCTTTTTGTACTTGGCGCGGAAACGCCTGTAAGTGCATTATAGGACAGGAGGGGGGCAAAATCAAGAAAGGAGTGTAAATTATGTTGGAGTTTCCAAAACCTGTCATGAAGATGTCGGAACTTCAAAAAATGGGGTTCCCGGAAACCTATCTGAAGCGGGCTTACGGGGATAAAAACCAGACCTTCGCCACAAAGATGAATCCGGCATTAACAAAGAGTCCGGTTATTTTCGACACCGCTGGCTTCAAAATCTGGTGGGAAAAGCAGATTGAGGCACAGGTTCGGTCAATGCCCAGGAGAAGAGGGAGGTGATGCTAATGTACAGACATGATTACACCGGTGCCCAGGTCGTCCGAATGCGGCGTCAGCTGCGGGCCGAGAGGGCAGAACTGCTATGGCTTTACAAGCTGCTGGCTGTGGCGATTATCCTGTGTGCGGTACTAACCGGGACACTGCTGGCCGTGGCTGTCGCTGCTGGAATGTTGTGAGGGAGGAGGGACAAGGATGCTTAGAACTACCACAAAAGAGATTCTGCTGACAGAGCTATCGAATCGGAAGCCAGAGGAGATCCGCTTGAGCTTTGCAATCGGATGGATGCGGGCAGAAGAAAACTTGTTGTACACAAGCGGAGAGATTTTGAGGCTGCTAGAGGCAATTAAAGGAGAAATAGAGCCCACCGGCGGCAACCGGACAGGCTCAGGAACTTAAAAAATATTCGTACTTGATTATAACAGAGAAAACAGGAGGATGCAAGGATGAGTTATTACAATGTATGTCCACGCTGTGGTTCGCATCTGGATCCGGGTGAGTTATGCGATTGTAAGGAGGAAACGGAATGCCGGTCAAAAAGTACCAGTTTAGCAACCGAGAGGAATGGCTGCAGGCAAGAAAGAACCATATTGGCGGATCGGATGCCAGCGCCTGCGTCGGCATGAATCCCTACAAGGATAATGTGCAGCTATGGGAAGAGAAAATAGGATTGGTTATACCGGAGGATATTTCGGACCGAGATTATGTTCTGTATGGGACAAGGGCAGAGGAATACCTGCGCGGCCTCTTCTCTCTTGACTTTCCAGAGTACCGGGTTTTGTACGACGATAATAATATGTATCTAAATTCGGAATATCCGTGGATGCATGCGTCACTCGACGGGGAGCTGATTGATACAGACGGCCGCCGGGGAGTGTTGGAGATTAAGACCACCAATATCCTGCAGAGCATGCAGAAAGAGAAGTGGAATAACCGGATTCCGGACAATTACTTCTGCCAGGTACTGCACTATCTGGCAGTGACGGAGTATGAGTTTGCAGTTTTAAAGGCCCAGCTTAAGAGCGAGTGGGGCGGTGAGTTGCGAATTGCAACAAAACATTATTTTATTAATCGAAAGGACGTTGAGGAGGACATTAGGTATTTGGTGGACGCTGAAAAGCAGTTTTGGAACTGTGTGATTTCAGGGCGGAGACCCGAGCTGATTCTCCCTGCGATTTAGGAGGAAGATATGGAACTGAAAATATATAATCCGCAGGATGACGGATTTATACAGAAGATAGAATGGAATTTTGAGGAACTGAAAAAGGAGATTTCCGTGGCCTCTGAAGAGTATGCAGTATCGGTATATACGGATGATGCCATCAAGGCTGCCAAGGCCGATCGCGCACGACTTAACAAGTTTGTCGAAGCGATGGAGAGAAAGAGGAAAGAGCTTAAGAAGAAAGTAATGATTCCTTATGAGCAGTTTGAGAAAGAAGAGAAGGAACTGGTGGCCATTGTCCAGCGGGCCATCGACAACATTGACACCCAGGTGAAAGATTATGAGCGTCGCCAGCGGGAAGAAAAGACAGCGAAGATACGGGAATTTTATGATGACAATATCCATGACATAGAAAGATATCTTCCTTTCGAGAGGGTTTTCAAACCGGAGTACGCAAATGCATCCATGACCATGAAGTCCGTAAAGGAGGATATTCTGAAGGTAATTCAGAAGGTGGATGAGGGACTGGCCATTCTGAACGAGGTGGACAGCCCCTATGCGGGAGACATGAAAGAAGTCTTTTTGCGCACATATGATATTGGTCAAGCGATTGCAGAGCGGAACCGCCTGGAGGCAGCTGAGCAGAAGCGAAAAGAATATGAGGCGGAACGCGCAAAGGCCAAGGCGGAACAGGAGGCCAGAAGAAAGGCAGAAGCCCAGGCCGTAATGGCAGCAGGGAAGAAGCTGGAAGAGAAAACCGCAGAGCCGGAGAGTCAGCCAACTGCAGTACCTGTCCCGGCGGTTGAAACAGTGGAAGAGCCGATTCATGTCCTGGATTTTCGTGTATATGCAACTCCTGTTCAGTTGGCAGGATTAAAACAGTATCTAAAAACTAACGGCATCCGGTTCGAGCCGGTACCGAAGCAGTAAGAGGAGGATAAAACAATGGCAGTAGGAAACAGCTTGGCAAGCAGAGCCCCTAAACAGGGGCTTACCGCCTACTTGACACAGGATGCGGTAAAAAACCAGATTAACAGCGTGATTGGAGGAAAGAACGGCAGCCGTTTTATCTCCAGTATTGTATCTGCCGTACAGGCGACGCCTGCGCTGCAGGAATGCACGAATACTAGCATTTTAAGCGCGGCTCTTTTGGGGGAATCCCTGAATCTTTCGCCCAGCCCGCAGCTTGGACAATACTATCTTGTCCCCTATGACAACCGAAAGAAGGGAGCCAAGGAGGCTCAGTTTCAGCTTGGATACAAGGGATATATTCAGTTAGCCCTTCGTTCCGGACAATATAAAAAGCTGAATGTAATGGCTATTAAAGAGGGAGAGCTGATCCGGTTCGATCCACTGAATGAGGAAATTGAAGTGAATCTGATACAGGACGAAGAGGCCCGTGAGGAAGCACCAACTGTTGGCTATTATGCGATGTTTGAGTATCTGAATGGATTCCGCAAGTCCATCTACTGGAGCCGGGAAAAGATGGTAGCGCACGCAAAGAAGTTCAGTCCTGGATATCAACGTGACTTGGAAAAGGGAAGCCAGTATACGTTCTGGTCTAAAAACTTTGATGAAATGGCGTTTAAAACCATGCTTCGACAGCTGATTAGTAAATGGGGTGTAATGAGTATTGACATTGTCCAGGCGGTGGACGCAGATATGGCGGTCATCCGCGAAGATGGAACAAAAGAATATGTAGAAAACGAGGAGAGCTTTGTGGATACTAAGGCAGCGGATGTGGAAACCGAAGAACTGGTCGGAGGAGAACACCAGGAGCAGGAAACGGCGTCAGAAAGTGATGTAACAGCCAGTTTCTTTTCATAAAGCTTCAGAAAGGAGGCAAGCATGGCAATCACATTTGACAACATCGGAAACGGTGAACTGGCCGGCATGTTCCGGGTGGCTTTGGCGCAGATAGGCCAGAACATCATGGACCCCAATATGGATCCGGAAGCGGCCAGAGGAATGACAATCAATATTAAATTTAAGCCCAGTAAGGCCGGAACAATTGCAGCAACCTATGATATTAAAACAAAACTGGCAGGACTGCAAAAATCAGAAACAACATTTTTGATTGGACAGGATGCAAGAACCGGTCGGATAGAAATATCCGAGTATGGAAACAACAGGCCGCAGGTGGCCGCCTATGACACGGCCCCGGTATCGTCCCGGCAGCCGGCACCTGAACCGCAGGCCCAGGATTTTGACCCGGACACAGGAGAGATTTATCAGCAGCCCGGGAAACCAATTGATTTAAGAGCAACCAATTAATCACACATAAAAAAGGAGAACAAACATGGAGAACTTAAAAGAAGCATTACAGTACGTTGTAGGCCTGGGAAATGAGGCTGAGAAAACAGAAGTTTTGGAGATTTGCGGGAAGACATTCGCGAACCGGAACCTGACCCGCTACGACTGCACGGACAAGGCAAGGGCAATTACCGCCGCCACTCTGTCGTCTCTCGTGGACTATATAAGCGACTGCAACAATGAATTTCCCGATAACCGAAAGATGCTGATTCACATCGTAAGTCCTACTGAGGTCCGCTTGATGTCCGCTCTGGATGCCGAGAGAGAGCGTGAGACATTATTTGTTGTAAATGCGCAGACTTCTGAGTTTCGTTTCGACTACTGGTACGACCAGGAACGCTTTATGATTGAATTGCAGGCCAATTTTCAGAAGAACGGAGACCTGGACTTACTTACGAAGATGGCTGGAAATATTGAAAAGAAGAATGGACAGGCCTATGCAGATGATGGTATTTCTCAGGTGGCAACGATGACAGTTGGTGTGGCAGCTAAGGCAGATGTGATTGTTCCGAATCCGGTGGAGCTGATACCGTACCGTACCTTCCAGGAGGTAGCGCAGCCGGCCAGCAAGTTTGTATTCCGAATTGGCGACAAGGAGGTTCCGGCCTTCAAAATTGTGGAGGCTGAAAATAACATCTGGAAGAATGAGGCCATTGCAAATATTAAGGAATACTTGGCCGAAGCCTTAACTGAAATGCCGGACGAGATTAGTGACCGGATTGTCGTAATAGGGTAACAAGACCTTCTGTGGCAGTTAATATATCACGAAAATAATTGAATGCCACTGATGATACCAGGCCGGGGAATTGACCGCCCCGGCCTATTTAAAAAGGAGAACGAGACTATAGATGGGAAAAGCTCAAAGGGAAAAAGGAAAGCGCGGTGAACGGGAGTTGGCCGGGATCCTGCGGGGCCATGGATATGATACCCGAAGGGGACAGCAGTTCTGCGGCGCCGATGGTTCTGCTGACGTGGTGGGACTGCCGGGAATCCATATCGAGTGCAAACGAGTTGAAAAGCTGAACCTCCTGGAGGCGATGGAGCAGGCAAAACACGATGCCAGAGCGGGAGAGTTTCCGACAGTCTTCCACCGCAGGGACCGGTCAGAATGGCTTGCAACCATGCGCCTGGATGATTGGATTAACCTTTTCCGGGAGTGGGAGGCAGGCCGGGAAGTGGAAGGGTAGGTGATGGCCTACATGAATTATATTTCAGCAATCAATTCTTTCTGGGATACGGCCGCACTGAATCCGTTGTCTACAGGGCAGGTATCGCTTTACTTTGCTTTATTGCATGTAAACAATAGGAGCAACTGGACAGAGTGGTTCACAGTGCCGAATCAAGTGCTATCCGTACTGACGGGGTTATCAAGGTCAGGAATACTGAAAGCGAGAAACGAATTGAGGCAGAGAGGGCTGATTGAGTTCCGGGAAAGAGGAACGAAAGCGACTCAGTATAAAATGCTCACTATGTCAGATAGTACGCAAGATAGTACGCGAGATAGTACGCAAAAAGGTGTTCAAAACAGTATGCAAGATGGTGTGCAAAATAGTAGCACATTAAAAGACATAAACATAAACGAAAATAGAAAGAGTATATCTAACGATATACCAGAAAAAATGGATTTTTCTGAGCAGTACACCACGATTCAGGATTTATACAATTCTGTTTGCGGGTCGTATCCCCGCCTGGTGAAATTATCAGAAGCACGAAAAAAAGCGATTCGTGCAAGGCTTAATACCGGGTATACCGTAGATGACTTCCGACGGCTATTTAAAACAGCGGAACAGAGCGATTTCCTGAAAGGGAAAAACAACCGGAACTGGAGAGCGACCTTTGATTGGCTGATTAGTGATGCCAACATGGCAAAGGTGCTTGATGGGAATTACGAAAACAGAAAAAAGGAGGCGGAGCCTGATGCTACAGAAGGGCGATCAGCAACAGATTACTATCGGCAGTATATGCACCACAGCGACGGTGAAACAGGTGGAGACGTTCCAGACTAACGGAGCATCAGGTGCCTTTGTAACCTTTGACGTTCCCGGATACGGAGAGACGCAGCCGTTTTGGTATGACGAAAAGACAAGCTATGCCCAGATGCGTCGAAGTCGAAGCGGGATGCCAAAAGAATATACATACAAGCGTGGCAAAGATTTTAACTGGGACTATTACCGGGATGATACCAACCCGCAAAAAAATATTGCCAATGCCTTTATTTCCCGTTACGAAGAATTTAGACGCTCCGGACGGGGGCTATATATCTATTCGGCTACAAAGGGCAGCGGGAAAACCTTACTTGCTTGTTGTCTGGCGAATGAAGTGATGGAACGATATAACGCGGTGGTGAAATTTGTCCAGGTGTTAGATTACATTGACCTGATAAAGCGAAAAGATGAAGACGCGGACATGGAGCGTCATAGCTTGAAACGCTGTGGTCTGCTGATTCTGGATGACGTCGGGGTTCAGACGGAAAAGCAGGAATGGATAAACAATGCAATATTTTCACTGATTGACGAGCGCTACCGGAATTTGCTGCCAACGCTGTATACCTCCAACGTGCCGATTGAAAAAGCTTCTGGCGATGATCGCATTCAGAGCCGGATTTATGGGACAAGCATTCCCATGCTGCTACCGGAAATATCGGTGCGGGACCAACTGGCTGATAAATACCGTGATGAATTTTTAAGAACCGTGCTTAACTGATGGGAGGAGAAGATGGAAAAAGAGGGGAGCATGATGGAATTGGAATCAATTCCAATCAAGACAGAGAACAAGCAGGCAGAATGGTATCAACATCTAGATTTTGGCGATGTTAAAGCGTTTATCCGAAGTAATATTGCCGCCGCTTCTCGAAGCTTTATTGCTATCGGATATTATCTCAAATATGCCCGAGATAAACAGCTTTATGAAGAGGACGGCCACGCCAGCATCTGGGACTTCGCCCGGGAGGAATACGGAATCAGTAAATCAACCGCTAGTCGGTACATGACCATAAATGACCGGTTTTCGAAGGGAGGAAACAGCCCGATTGTTGCAGAGGAGTTTAAAGCGTACGGAAAAAGCCAGTTACAGGAAATGCTGTATCTGAATGATGAGCAACTGGATCAGGTGACCCCGGATACCCAGGTCAAGCAGATCCGGGAGATTCGGCAGCCAGTTCGGGAAGTTCCCTACTTTGAACTGCCCGGCCAGCTGAGCATTGATGACTTTCCTGATGTAATGCCGGAGCCGGCAGAATATCAAGTGCAGCCGGCGGCCAGTACCGGAAGCACGATTTTGTCAGTGAAAGACTTTGAAGCAAATGAGGAAGGCATTGCGATATCGCAACAGGAGGAGATTCAGTGGAACCTGGAACCGGCCGATGAAACCCGAACTGAATACTGTAATGCAGCAGCCCGGTATTTCATTCAGGTGTTTCATGACTGGATGCGGGAAGACTGCGAAAAACGCGTGATGCAAATATCCGAATCCGAAAAACAGTTCAAAGTTCAATTCCGAAAAAACAGCAACACAAGCTGGTACTTCAAGGATCCATTGAATGGGAGAGCGGCTCATGTCAATCTGTTTGATGATTTTATACAATTTTTCAGCGGAACGAACGAATGGGTTGGAGAGTGTGAGTGGTTTTTTCTTTGCCGAGCAGTACAGGTGATGTGGAACGAGATTGCCCTGGAAGAAGTGCAGAACCTTCGCAGCGGAACCGAACCAGAACCAGAAATAGCCATGCCAGAATCGGTATCAGATGAGATTGCAGTGGATGCCAATACCTGCCCGCCTGACAACTGGAACCTTGGAGATTTGCCGCAGGTGAACCGGATTGTGATGGCTGAGATGAGCAGCATTCCGTCCGACGAAACAATTAAGAAATACATACAGGTGCTGGCTCGACAAGAAGGTGGATTTATCGCTCTTATCAGATTGGCAAACCAGGTCCGGAAGGCATTGGAGGAATGGGCGGAAGGCGACAGCAGTATTCCTTGTCTGACATCTGCAGGATATAGGACAAGAATATATTGCTTGGAAGATGTGGAGAAGGAGATTTTAGGCTATAAAAGTTTCTTGGAATATTGTAATGGTTATAACTCGAAAAATTCTGCTGAATCAGCCATAAAAATAACGACTCTTAGATTAGATGCTATGTTGGCCTTAAAAGCAGAGATGGAGGTATATGGTGAAGAAAAGTAATTGCCTGAGAACACATTATCCTGAATCTATTTGCATGGCAGAAAAAATTGTGTTTTTTCACGGGACCAGATTTCGGATTGCCTTAAGTGTCCATGAGTTTTACTGCCATAAGTGTAACAAGGTACGACGCTTATGGTTTATCAACAGATATTGAAGATTTAACTGAATAAAAGTAGGAAGGAGGCGGAAGCCCCGGCCGGGAGAAGATATCTGGCTTCCTTTCAATGATGGATTTAGAACAAAAAGCAATCGAAAGAATCAAAATAGCATCAGAAATGTCTCTGAGTTATTATGGAAAACCGCTGGTATGCACATACAGCGGAGGCAAAGACAGCGATGTAATGCTGGAGTTATTCAAGAGGTCGGGCATACCATTTGAAGTACATAATAGTCACACTACAGTTGATGCTCCACAGACCGTATACCATACTAGGAAAAAATTCAAGGAATTAGAATTACAAGGAATTAAAGCAGAAATTCAAATGCCCACATATCGGGGTAAACCAACTACTATGTGGACTTTGATTCCAGATAAGATGATGCCGCCTACAAGATTAATGCGATATTGCTGCTCTATCCTGAAGGAAACCGGCTGCGCTAATAGATTTATAGCGACAGGTGTTCGTTGGGACGAAAGCAACAAGAGAGCAGAACGAGCGCAATATGAAACGATAGCCATAGAAAAAGAACGGATTAGAATAACCGATGAAGTTATGCTTATGAATGATAATTCTGAAAAGAGAAAAATGACTGAGAACTGCATGAAAAAAAACAAGATGGTTGTAAATCCAATTATAGATTGGACGCACAGAGATATTTGGGAGTTTATCAGGAGCAACCATATTGAATATAACTTGTTGTATGATTGCGGATATAAACGGGTTGGCTGTATCGGTTGTCCTATGGCAAACAAGAAGCGGTGGAAAGAATTTTCGGACTTTCCCACTTACCAGAGCGCATACATAAAGGCTTTTGATAGAATGCTTGAAGTGCTGCGATATCGTTGGAAAGATCGGCCGCCCAAATGGAAAACCGGTTATGATGTGTTTCTTTGGTGGATGCAAGACGAAAATGTAGCTGGACAGATAAACATGTTTGGCGATGGATTTATTAATTGAAGATTTAGAGGAGGAAAGCAATTGAAGAAATATGAAGATGGTGTTTCGGTAGAAGATGAAAAAGATGTAGAGAAATTTACAGTGCATTATTCAGACGGAACGGAGGAGACGATTGAAAAGGGCTTCTTTTGTGAAATCAGGAAAGAAAACGGAGAAGATATTTTAACGTTTGTAATGTCCCATTGCGCCGGTGACGACCTTAGAGCAATTATTGGGGGATGCACCCAGCTAGGGTTCGAGTTAGGTTATAATCTGGAAAATTTAGAGGAGAAAACAACATGATCGTATTACACAAAGCTGAAAGGGAAGATGGAAAAGGTATAGTTGAAGGATTCGTAACAAAAATGTGGGGGACCTATCATATTATTTCTGAAGAAGATGAGAATACAGCTTATCCGGTCAAGGAAGACACGATAGAAGCTCTCTTGTTTGAGAAAAAGTAAATGAAGATTTAACGGAGGAAAAATGGTACAGATATTAGAGCTTTTTGGCGGTATAGGTAGTCCGCGTTGCGCTCTGCGCAATATCGGAATACCCATAAAAGCCATTGATTATGTAGAGATAGATGAAAGAGCGGTACGTTCATACAATGCTATGTTTTCTGACGAGCTGGCGTATACAGCGCAGAGTGTCGTAGGCTGGAATTTAAAGCCAGACATTCTGATACATGGCAGTCCGTGTCAAGATTTTAGCATAGCAGGACATCAAGGGAAAGCAAAGGCACAAGACGGGCGTATAAACAGAGGAAAAGGGGCTGACGAGGGGAGCGGAACGCGTAGTAGCCTTATGTGGGAAACCATACACATTATAGATCAGATGGGCGGATGGAAACCTAAGTACGTAATATGGGAAAACGTAAAGAATGTGCTAAGCAAGTACATGAGGATAAATTATAACCGCTATCTGCATGAAATGGATCGGCTGGGGTATACCAGCAACTTTGAGATACTGGACGCTAGGGAGTTTGGTTTACCGCAGGCACGAGAAAGAGTTTTTACAGTATCCGTGCTGGGTGACCAGCAATTTAGCTTTGATGATTTGATTAAAACGCCCATGAGGGACATAAAAGACTTTCTTTTACCAGATGCGCCGCCAGTGTATGACGTGACGCAACCGAGCGTATTAAATGCAATAGGAAAAAAGGGGATAAGGCGGGCAACGGTCATACAAGAGTATGCTTATACCATTACGGCACGGCAGGACAGAACGCCAGCGCAAGTAATAGATATGGGGAATGGAAGGTATAGGTATTTGACAGAGCGTGAGTGCTGGCGACTGCAGGGTTATACAGATGCCGATTTTGATGCGGCAGCAGCCGTACATAAGAGGGTGGGACGCTATACAATGGCGCTTTATAATCAGGCTGGAAATAGCATACCAGTACCAATATTTGAAAGTATTTTCAGAAAGATATTCAATTAAATTGACATTTAGCAGAGCAAAGAGGGAGGAATCAAAACGGGAAAGACAGATTACATAAAAGTGGCAGAGCAGCGGCGCCGACGGGCATCCGTCCAGGACTACATCCTGAAGGGACCTCGGCCGGCGACCTGGTCGGCGGTGATGCCGGCATATTGTTACACGGTGCTATGTCCGGTGCAGGGGCTGCGGGACAAGCCGGAGGATAAATCAAGAGGAGGTGGCGCCAGTGGACAAGGAGATTTTAAGCCAGTATATAGATGCCTGTGAGCTGATTAAAGAGACAGAGCGGGAGATTCAGAGACTGAGGCAGCGCCGCAAGGTGATTCTTCAGGATTCCGTCAAAGGCTCCATGCAAGAGTTTCCGTATGCAGCCCAGAGCTATCACATAGAGGGGCTAGCATATGCGACAGTACAGACACCGGGGCTATTGGATGAAGAAGAGGAACTGCTGGAGGAACGGAGGGCAGCTGCAGCAGAGATTAAGGTACAGGTCGAGGCGTGGTTGAATACGGTTCCGCAGCGGCTGCAGCGGATAATCCGGATGAAGATTTTTGAAGAAATGACTTGGGCACAAGTTGCAGTTCGGATGGGGAGGAAGGCAACACCAGATGGAATACGGAAGGAATTTGAGAATTTCATGAAAGTATCGTAAAAAATTCCGTTTTTTCCTGTTTTTCCGTTTTCTAAATGCTATAGTGTACTATGAAGCCAAAGGCATTTAAGCCAGCGGCTCCCCTCCATCAGATAACGGCCGCCAGTGTGTAACAGCCTGGTGCCGATTAGAAGCCGACGTTCTTACCGCTTTCTTCATGGCTTCACAAATCGGATAGAAAACGGCGGTTAGGTGACACGAAAGGTCCCTTGGTCGATATCATACCAGTTGGCTGCTGTGCGGCCCGAAAGATACCCCAATGGCAGGTGGGCAGGGTCGCGCCCTGGGTTCCGGTTCGATTCCGGATGCTACTGCTTTGTTCTCGCAGGTATCTTCCTTGAGAGCACCCGCACCAAACGGGTGCTTTTCTTTTGCCGAATTTTGGTGTATGATACAAGAAAATGGAGGAGAACAAAAGTGGTGGATGAGCAAAAGTATACGGAGATTTTAAGCGATGAGAAAAACTTTCCCATTGATATAGCTCAAAAATCCAGGATATTTTTACCGAAGTATTTATATAGATATCGTAAATTTAATCCGGAATTTTGGGAAAAAGAAATATTTAATGGAGAGATATATTTGCCAAAAGCTTGCGAATTAAACGATCCTATGGATTGCTTGATTTATTTTGATTTCAAAAAACTACAAGAGGATTGTTATTTGGCAAAAGAACTGGAAAAAAGGCCCCCATATTTAAAATTTTCTGAAGCAAGAAAAATTCTTCAGATTCCAGAGAAACAACAAGAAATTTTTAAAGGCACTCAAGAAAATGTGAGAGTGGCCAGCTTTACAGAGAAGAAAAATAATTTATTGATGTGGAGCCACTATGCGAATTTTCATCAAGGACTTTGTATACAATACACTACTTCAAAGTTAGAAACGTCTTTACTAGATGAATTGTTTCCAGTTTATTATTCGGCTATAAAACCAGATATCACAGAAGAACTGATGAAAGGCTCAAATAATGCCATGATAAAAGCTTTTGCATATAAGGCAAAAGCGTGGGAATATGAGCAAGAGTGGAGAGTAATTAAAACATCAGGCAGTAAAAAACGAACACATCAAAAGGATGCTATTAGTGCAATATATCTAGGAGCGAAGTGTCCAGATGATGATAAGCGGGAAAAGATAATTCAGTGGGCCAAGGCAAATAGAAAAAGAGTTTATCAAATGAAAATTTCTCAAAAAGAGTATAACCTAGAAGAGGAAAAGTTAGTATAAAAAGAGCATGCATAAGAGATAGCTTCGGCTGTCTCTTTTTCTATACCCAAAACAAGGAGGTGAGCCTGGATGGCAAAATATGAATATTGGATAACGCCGGAAGGCTTACTGAAATTGGAAGCCTGGGCGCGAGATGGCCTGACCGATGAGCAAATCGCCGCGAATGCCGGAATAGCAACCGCAACGCTGTATGATTGGAAAAAGCGGCATCCAGAGGTTTCAGAGGCCCTAAAAAAGGGCAAAGAGGTTGTTGACGTTCAGGTGGAGAATGCGCTTCTGAAACGGGCGTTGGGTTATACTTATACTGAAACCAAAAAGGAAAGGACAGCCGAAGGAGTAAGAACCACTACAACAATCAAAGAAGTAGTTCCGGACACTACAGCGCAGATCTTCTGGCTGAAGAACCGGCGCCCGGACCGCTGGCGGGATAAACAGGACATACATGTATCAGGTAGTCTCAACACCGAGAAAACGAAACTGGATGACTTGCTGAAACAGATGAGGGGGTGATGGATAGTGAGTGATGAGCGCTTGCTGCTGTCAGAAAAGTATAAGGCCTTCCTCCGTTGCGACGCGCCGGTGGAGTTCCTGGAAGGGACAACGGCTGCCGGAAAGACGACAGTAGGATTGTTCAAGTTCATGCTAAAGGTTGCCGAGAGTCCCAAGAAGCTGCACATCCTTGCAGCAGATGATACCGGAGCCGCCGAGAAGAACATTATCCAGAAGGACCTGGGTATCCTGGATGACTTCGGTGTACTGGTGGAGTACAAAGGTAACGGCGGCGGTGGCTATAACATGCCCCACATCCTCTTCCGCACATCCGGCGGCGATAAGATAATCTTTGTTGTCGGCTATGGCAACAAGCGCAAGTGGAAGGACGCCCTGGGTGGCCAGTACGGATGCGTGTACATAGACGAGATTAACACGGCCGATATAGACTTTGTGCGAGAGGCTGCCATGCGATGCGATTACCTGATGGCGACACTTAACCCGGACGACCCGGGTCTGGATGTCTATAAGGAGTATATCAACTGTTCCAGGCCATTGCCAGAGTGGGCGGATGAGACGCCAAAGGAAATACTGGACGAATTACGGGAGGAACCAAAACCCGGATGGGTGCATTGGTTCTTTTCTTTTACCCATAACCTGGGGCTGCCGGCGGAGAAGCTGCAGCAGATTATCCAGAACACGCCAGTAGGGACTAAGATTCACAAGAACAAGATTCTCGGCCTACGCGGCAAGGCAACCGGTCTTATCTTCCCGAACTTCGACCGAAAGCAGCATGTGGTTACAGCAGCCTGGGTAAAACAGCAGATTGCCGCCGGCAAGATAAAGTTTCGAAAGTTCTCTGCAGCGCTGGATACATCCTACTCCAGCAAGTCGCCTGATACCATCGCCATGATATTCCAGGGGATCACGATGGACCGTAAGCTCATCATCCTGGCCGAGAAGGTTTATAGCAATGCGGACCTGTCCACTCCGCTGGCCCCATCAGACACTGCGGTAAAATTTGTGGAGTTTCTGGAACGGAATCGGCAGGAATGGGGATTTGCAAAAGATGTCTTCATCGACTCGGCGGACCAGGCAACTATCACGGAGTTGCGCAAGTACAAGCGGCTGCATGGCTGTCTGTATAACTTCTTTGATGCATACAAGAAACTGGAGATACTGGACCGCATCAACCTGCAGCTAGGCTGGATACAGCAGGGGTGTTACCTGGTAGTGGATACCTGCGTGGAGCATCTGTCCGAACTGGACAGGTACAGCTGGGACGATGAGAAGGATAAACCGGAGGACCGAAACGACCATACCATCAATGCGTCGCAGTATGGGTGGATTCCATACCGACAGGGGATAGGATTTGAGGAGGGTGAGAAGTAATGGAAATACAACGGTTGGAAATTGATTTTGATAATAGACTTTTAAAAATCAACGGTAAGGATTATACAGAAACTCCAATTATCGTAACTCTTCCGGGCCCAGAGGGATGGCCGCACGCAATGCTATTTAATGCTGACCAAGCAACAGTACCTGGAGAGTATTTGGAATTACAGATAGAATGCACAGAATCTAATAGGAGGCCGGGAAATGAGGTGGCTATCAACATTGAATGAGAATATCAAAAGAGGGGTACGCAGCTGGCTGAATGTGGTGCCGGCCAGTGGGAACGGCATCCAGATTAACGAGGTCCTGGACTTCGAAGCGAACGCCATCCGCAACCGTATCTGGTATCGGGGAGACAGCAACGAGCTGGAGCAGATGTACCAGCAGCTGGCAGAATATGCGGATAAATATAAGTTCTGGGCCAGCAAGTGTACACCGGGCATGGAGATGCGCAAGATACATACCGGCCTCCCCGGGCTTATCGTTAGGATTCTTTCGGCGATTGTCCTGGCCGACATGAACGACTTTGATTTTGATTCACCAGCTCAGGAGCAGCTTTGGAAGGAGATTGAAAAAGAGAACAAGTTCAGAAAGGCGCTGGAAAAGTCGTTGAAAGAGGTGCTGTATATCGGTGACGGTGCCTACAAGGTGACCATCGACACGGCCCTGAGCCAGTACCCGATACTTGAGTGGTATCCAGGGGAACGTATTGAGATTATAAAGGAGCGCGGCCGGCTGAAAGAGGTAGTCTTTAAAACACCATACACAGTGCGGAGCCAGCAGTATATCCTGTATGAGCACTATGGATATGGATATATCCGTAACGAGCTATACAAGGGAGATACGCAGGTGGATATAGGCGCTATTGAGGCCACGAGAGGGATTAAGGATACAGTCTTTGATAAGACAACCATCCTGGCTGTTCCCCTGCAAGTGTATGAGAGTACGAAATACGAGAGGCGTGGCGGCAGTATCTTTGATGGGAAACTCGACAGCTTCGACGCCTTCGACGAGACCTGGTCCCAGTGGATGGATGCGCTTCGGGCTGGCAGGGCAAAAACCTACATACCGGAGTGCCTGGTGCCGCATGACCCAGCGACAGGACAGATTTTAAAACCGAATCCTTTTGATTGCCGATACTTTGCATCGGACAATGATATGTCTGAGAAGGCGGAGAACCGGATTAATACAGACCAGCCGACAATCCCGCACGACAGCTATATTGCCTCTTATGTGACGGCACTTGACCTCTGTCTGCAGGGAGTCATCAGCCCATCCACGCTTGGCATCGATGTCAAGAAGCTGGATAATGCGGAGGCGCAGCGAGAAAAAGAAAAAGCAACTCTCTACACCCGGAACGCTATCATAGAGGCTCTGCAAGAGACGTTGCCGGATGTGGTGGCTGCTTGTATCAATGCCTATCATATTCTGCTAAGGCAGCCAATTGAGGAAGTGAAGGTTGAAATTTCCTTTGGAGAGTATGCAAACCCATCTTTTGAGAGCCAGGTGGAGACACTCAGTAAGGCCCGGCCTGGCGCAAGCATCATGTCCATAGAGGCGCAGGTGGAAGAGATGTGGGGAGATAGCAAGGATGAAGAGTGGAAAGCGGAGGAAGTGAAGCGGTTAAAAACCGAACAGGGCATTGCAGAGATGGAGGACCCTGGAATTAATCAGGCCGCAGGTGATTTCCTGCTGAACATGGATGGAGGAAGAGCAGATGAAGGTCAAGGTAATGAACCGGACGTACCAGATGGGCTGGGGGGAGTACCAAGGGCTCCTGCAGGTAGCAAGTGAGCAGGTGCCGTTCGGAGTCTACGCGGTTGAGAAGCAGGGGTATGCGGAACTGCGCTGCGACCACTGCGAGAGTGTTACGCAGCTTAAAAGCCTGACACGGCAGTTCAAATCCCAAGGATTTAGGATACATTCCAACGGGAGGTGATGTCGTTGACAGAATATGACATTGGCGCCGCTTTCCAGGCAATTGAGAACGAGTTGATCGCCTCCATGATTCGCAACATGGACCGACATCGGGCTGAGGAAACGAAGGAGGGCATCCAGTGGAGCATGTGGCAGGCGGAGCAACTGAAAGCCCTGGAGAAGTATAAACGGGAAAATCGGAAACGGTATAGCAAGCAGTTTAAGTCTATAAATGGGCAGATAGGAGAACTGCTCCATCAGGCGCGCCAGACAGGTAACATGCAGCAGGAAGTCCAGATACTGAAAGCTATACAGAGGGGATACCGATTCCCGAACATGCCCAAGAAACTATTTGGCCTGTTGGAAGAGATGGACGGTAAAACCTTTCAGCAGAAAGCATCACTGCTGCTTAAACGTCTTAAGGGAAAAGAGGCTGCCCAAGCAACAGCAGAGTTTTTTAAACTTAATGACCGGAAGCTGGAAGCACTTATCAAAGCAACGACTCAAGACATGGAACGCGCAGAGACAGCAGTATTGCGGATGGCTAACGACCAGTACCGGAAGGCCATTTTCAATGCCCAGGTGTATGCCAACAGTGGCGCCGGTACTTACGAGAAAGCGGTGGACATGGCTACCAGGGACATGTTATCCCGTGGCCTGAATTGTGTGGAGTATGCTAACGGTGCGCGTCATACACTGGCCGATTACGCCGACATGGCTATCCGGACAGCAAGCAAGCGAGCTTACCTGCAGGGGGAAGGTGAGAAGCGTCAAGAGTGGGGGCTCGCCACGGTCATTATGAACAAACGTGGGAATCCTTGCCCGAAGTGCTTGCCATTCGTCGGTAAGGTGTTGATTGATGATGTATGGAGCGGCGGCAAGAAGGTAGACGGTCCCTACCCTCTGATGAGTACAGCTATTGCCGCAGGACTCTACCATCCACGGTGCAAGGACAGCCATACCACCTACTTCCCTGGAATTTCTACGGCGGACGATACGTGGACCAAGGAGGAGCTGGAAGCTGTAGAGCAGACCAACCAGCGGCAGGCAGAGAGACAGCATGCAGCACGGCAGGTGGAAAGATTCGGGAGGCTGGCAGAGTTTTCTCTACATCCGGAAAACAAAAAGAAATATCAGCAAAAGAAAAACGAGTGGAAACAAAGACTTGCACAGTATAGGCAAGCTGATATAATGAAAACAGAAGGTTGGACAGATGAGGCAATAGAAAGGCGTAGACTGGATGAAGCAGCGATTGCTGGGCATAAAAGTGAATATGCCATATTGTATGATGAACGAGGAAATAAATTATTTAAAAAGCATGGTGGTCAGCATGAAGTTATCTATACAGATGACGAATGGGTGCTTATGAAAAATGGAGTCTCAACACATAATCATCCCTTGGGAGCAACTTTTTCTCCGGATGATATTTGCGTGTTGAAGGAGAGTGGACTGAAAGAGATAAGAGCGGTTGGGAGAGATGGTGTTTTTGTATTGAGGCAGCCAGATACATGGCCGGACGAACTATCTTCGCCAGATAAAATATTTGCTGCCTACGACACTATACAAAAAGAGTTGGAGCCTGAATTTATACAGGCTTATATAGATGGGAGGATCACAGACGAACATGAATATTCAATTTTATATCAGGCGCGGATTCTTGAAGAACTCACAGATAAATATCAGTTAAATTATTTTGTGGAAAAGAGGTAAAAGGATGCCAGATAAAAAAAACAGGGTTAACGTTAGAGACATAGATCGTCCAATAAGCGAGTATCCAAAGGGAACGGAGATTGTACATACCGACAATACATTTATTCCTTTGCCTACGAAAGAGGAGATGGAAATGTTTTTAAAAAAGAAAGGCGATACCACCAGTCGATAATGGCCGGTGGTATTTTTATGTTGTTGCGATGTCGCAATAAAGGAGGTGGGAGCGATGGCAACATCTGTACAGATTACGGCGATCATATGCTTCACAATTATTGTATTGTGCTGGCGGTCAAAAAAATAGGAGGTGATCCCAATTATCTCCCTTTGAGGCGCAGGGTTATGCGTCTTATTTTTGTGCCAAAACGCGACATGGCCTAAAAAGGTGCGCGGCCAGTGACACTGATGACAATGGATGGGAATGCAGAGTGACACTCTCAAAACGGAAGGAGCTAAAAACAATGAGAAAGAAATTTTCGATGAATTTACAGTTATTTGCAGAACCGGCAGGCGGAGCCGGAGGAACAGAGCCGCCGGCAGCAGGACAGCAGACACCACCAACCGGGCAGACATCGCCGCCGCAGATTGATTATTCAAAAATCCAGCAGATGTTGGAAGGTACTCTGGCAGCAAAGGAAGACACGGCATTGAAAGCCTATTTTAAGCAGCAGGGGCTGAGCCAGGAAGAGGCCGAGCAGGCAATGGCGACATTTAAGGCAGAGAAGGCCAAGAATCAGCCGGATGTGGCGGCGCTGACACAGACAGCGCAGGCAGCTCAGGCGGCAGCCCGGCAGGCCATGCTGGATAAGGAGGCAACCCTTGCAGCCATCAGCCTGGGACTCGATGCCAAGACTATCCCGTATGTGCTCAAGATGGCCGACTTAAGCCAGGCTATAGGACAGGATGGGAAAGTCAACACGGAGACCCTTAATACGGCCCTGAATAAGGTCCTGGAGGATGTACCGGCCCTTAAACCGCAGGCGTCAGGGACAACTGGCTTCTTACAGGTGGGGGCCTCTGGCGGAACAGGGCAGCAGGCAACGACCGATGACGCTTTGAAAAAGGCGTTCGGATTATAAGAAAGAGAGGATTTAACACATGGCAGTATATGATTACGCAACACAGTTTACCCAGTTGCTTCAGCAGAAGTACGCAAAGGAGCTGTGCTCTGATGCGCTGGCACAGAGCAACCAGCAGGTGAAGTTTATTAACGCACAGACGATTAAACTTCCCACTATGACAGTATCCGGTTACAAGGACCACACCAGGACTCCGGGATTTAACACCGGAACGCTGAGCAACAGTTGGATTCCGAAGAAGCTGGAGCATGATAGAGATATTGAGTTCTGGGTGGATCCGATGGATATTGACGAGACAAACCTTACCCTGTCTGTGGCAAATATTCAGAATGAGTTTGAGACGACACAGGCAATTCCAGAAAAGGATTCCTACCGCTACTCCAAACTCCATGATGAGATGACTACCTATTCAGGCAGAATTAACACGGATGTTATTACAGCAGCTAACTTCCTTGAGGCGTTTGACACAGAAATGGCTTACATGGATGAAGCTGGTGTTCCGGAAGAAGGTAGAATCCTGTATGTGACCCCGACCATGAATAAGATTGTAAAGGAAGCCGAAGGTCTCCAGAGAGTGATGACAGTAACATCTCCGTCTACAATCAACCGCAAGGTTCACAGTCTGGACGATGTGACCATCAAGATGGTACCGGCAGCGCGGATGAAGACAAAGTACGATTTTACTACTGGTTGCGTGGCCGCGGCCGACGCAAAGCAGATTAACTGGATCCTGATTCACACATCCTGCGTGGTATGTCGTGACAAATATAGCTACATCAAGCTGTTTACTCCGGGAACTGACAGCCGGACGGCAGATGGTTACCTGTATCAGAACCGCAACTATGGCGATCTGTTCTTACTTGAAAAGAAGGTCGAAGGTTGCGCCATGAATGTGGAAGCCACGGCGTAAGGAGGGCATATGAGAGCAGTAAAAGGAAACAGGGAATATACCATCGACGAGACACAGAAAAAAGGATACCAGGACGGTGGTTTTGATATTCTGGATGACAGTGGAACGGTACTTGCCTATGGCCGTGGAAAAACAGTGCCATATGATGACCATATGAAAGCGGTAAAGGAAATTGGACGTCTTCAGGAACTTGCGGCTGAGAGAAGCACTGAAATCGAGGCATTGAAAGCCGAGATTGAAATGTTGCAGGCTACAAAATCAGAGGCGCCAAAGGGGAAGAAAGCGGGGGAATAATATGCCCTATGAACCTTATGCAACACCGGAGTATTACCGAGATACCTATAAAGGCAGCACGGTGCCGGCAGATGGCCTGGAAAGGGCCCTGCAGCAGGCCAGCCGCCACATTGATTCCCTGACCTGTAACAGGGTTGTAGGCCGGGGATTTTCCAATCTGACGGACTTCCAGCAAGAAGTAATCCGGGAAGTGGTCTGCCAGCAGGCGGACTTTGAGACTGAGAATGCGGATGAGATTAACACCATCCTGCAGGGCTACAGTATCAACGGGGTGTCGGCACAATTTGGAAGTTCCTGGAACGTATTTACAGATAAAGGTGTGGCAATGCGTCGCGATGTGTACGCCCTGCTGTCACAGACAGGCCTGTGCTGCCGGTTAGCGAGGTGAGAGATGAAATACCCATGTTTAGTGCCGAAACGCCTTTGTAAGACGGATATCCACGTTCATCTGGAATCAGAAGAACTGAACAACCAGGGCAGCCCGAAGTATACGGCGGATCTGGAATTAAAATGCAACTTTCAGGACCGGGCGAAGACGATCCTGACGGCAGAGAAGAAGCTGGTGCAGATTACAGGTACTGCGCTCTTTCCGGGGGACATCGCACCGGAGATGCCGGCATTGAGCTGTGGGACAGTGACAGTCTTCGGTCAGGAACGCCGCATCGAGCAAGGGATGAAGGCCCGGAACCCAGACGGTACGGTTAATTATTGTCAGTTGGAGGTGGTCTGATGCAGGTAAAATCAACGGTGAAGATGAACTTCCCACGGATTAAACAGCTGACGCAGGCGGCGGTAACAGCCTTAGAGATGACCGGCGAGGAATTGCATGCCGAAGTTGTCCAGGCACAAGTATTTCCGTTTGATACAAGCAACCTGCAAAACGAAAGTACCTTCGTAGATTACGGCGATTCCAAGATGGGAAAAGTGACGCTGGTATCAAGTACGCCTTATGCGCGGCGGCTATATTACCATCCGGAGTATAATTTTCAGACGAAAGAAAACCCGAACGCAAAGGGGCACTGGTATGAAGACTGGGAGTCTGGCGGAAGTAGAGCGAATTTTGCCCCGAATGCCTTTAAACAGTTTTACAAGAAAGTTGGTGGCGTGTGATGCTTACAATCAATGATATCCGCGGCTATATCGCAGGTCTTGGGATAGCGGCGGATGATAATGTGTACATCGGCAAGATGGACAATAAAAAACAGAAATCCATCGGCGTGTACAGCCGCCCAACCAGTGGGATGCCGAATATTGCTTTGGGAGGGGTAGACTGCACCACCTATGATATAAAGCCAGTTTCCCTGCTTGTGCATTGGAACAAGAGTAAGAGTGAGTCAGAGGTGGAAGCCTACAAATTATTTGAGAAACTTAAAAGTGTAACCAGCCTGTCCATAGGAGACACCCATATCAATTACCTGCGCCTGATGGTCCCGGAACCACAGGACGTCGGTACGGATGATAGCGGGGTGTATGAGTATGTGATATGGCTGGATTTTATTTATCAGAGAAAGTGAGGAAATAAATGAACGGAACAGTATATCCGGTACATAATAACAAATTTAAATTTGGTACGGCCGGTCTGCTTAGTACAGACGCGGAAATGGTAGTACCGAAAGATTTGACCAACTTTGCCCCTACCATTGATGGAACAACGGAAGAGTGGTACGCGATGGACGCGGAAGGATGGGCGAAGTCCGCAGTGACAGGGAAAAAACTCAGTTTTTCCTTCCAGGGTAAACGAAGCGCGGGCGATCCGGGCAACGATTATATTGCGGGTCTTGCGCTTTGTATGGGTGAAGATGCAATGACGAAATTTGAGTGGGAAATGGTATCCGGTGCAAAGATGAAATTTGACTGCGTTGTAAACGTAACGACACCCGGAGGTGGAGACAGCACAGCACTGGATGCACTGGAATTCGAAGTAACCTGTTATGGAAAGCCTGTGTTCACGCCGGCGTCAAAGCCATCTGAATGAAGAGAGGAAAACTCAGAGTTAATATATGAGAACGAATTTAATGGTTTTGTAGAGGAGGAAGAACATGTCCAAGATAATTGATATTACAGAGAAACTGACATTTGATGGAAACCCATCGCTGGTGATTAAGGGAAAACACTTGGAGGTAAATGCAGACGCCCCAACAATGCTGAAAGTCATGGGACTGATGGGAGGCGCAGAGCCGGGAGTAAATGAAATCCTGGAAACATATGATTTGATGTTCCCCGAAAAATCCAAGAAAGAAATCGAGAAACTGAAGCTGGGATTTAATGACTTGATTGTCGTCGTTCAGGAGGCAGTTGGACTGATTATAGGGGAGGATGAACAGCCGGGAGAGCAGTGACCCGTACTATGATTTGTTTGGAGACTGGGACTTGATTATATCCAGTTTCCTGTCACAGTACGGGTTGAGAATCAGAACAAAAGAGTTTGAATCGGTCAGTTGGGATGAATTTAAATCCCTCCTGGCCGGAATGGCCCCGGAAACAGCCCTAGGGCGTATGGTGGCTATCCGGTCAGAGACGGACAAAGATGTAATCAAGCATTTTACCAAAGAGCAAAAGCGGATTTATGACGATTGGCGGAGCTGGCAGGCGGAACGCACCAGACAGGGGCCGCAGACTTATAATCAGCAGATGAACCATCTTGAAAGTATGATGGCGGCAATATGCGGAGGTGGTTGAGATTGAGAAAGTAAAATTACAGGTGTCCTGCCCGTATTGTGGGTATCGGATGCCTATTTTTTATGATCCGGAGGCCATCTCTTCCGGAGTGTATGCTCGATGCAAGGGGAAGAGCTGTAAAAAAGAGTTTGAGATAAAGATTAACCAGGACAAGTAGTGCCATTATGTGCCGATGTCTGTTTTTTAGATAAAGGCAGGTGATGTAAATGGCAGCTGACAGCGTTGGTCAGATAGGTCTTGACCTTGTAGTTAATAAAAACGATTTTGACAAGCAGATGAAGGGCATCCAGGGGCTGGCCAAGAAAGCCGGTGCAGCCCTGGCGGCTGCCTTTGCAGTTAAGAAGCTGATAGACTTTGGGGCACAATGTATCGAATTGGGCTCCGACCTGCAGGAAGTTCAGAACGTTGTTGATGTAACGTTCCCGCGCATGTCAAAGCAGATTGATGACTTCGCAAAGAATGCGGCGGTGCAATTTGGTTTATCAGAGACGATGGCAAAGAAGTTCACTGGAACCTTCGGAGCGATGGCGAAGGCATTTGGCTTTGGCGAAAAGCAAGCTTATGAGATGGCCACGGCACTGACGGGGCTGGCTGGCGACGTGGCGTCGTTTTACAACATCAGTCAGGACGAGGCCTATACAAAGCTGAAATCCGTGTTCACAGGAGAAACGGAAACCCTTAAGGACCTGGGAATTGTAATGACCCAAAGCGCCCTTGACAGCTATGCCCTGGCCAATGGATACGGGAAAGTAACTGCCAAAATGTCCGAAGCTGAGAAGGTAGCTCTGCGGTATCAGTTCGTGCAAGAGCAGCTTACCCTGGCATCCGGGGACTTTGTTCGAACCGCTGATGGGTGGGCCAACCAGGTCCGAATACTGAAACTGCAATTTGACAGCCTGAAGGCCACCATCGGCCAGGGGCTTATCAATGTCCTTACGCCGGTCATCAAGGTAATCAATACGATTATCGGCAAGCTGATGTCTCTGGCCAATGCTTTTAAGGCCTTTACGAACCTGATATCCGGAAAGAAGGGTTCCGGAGGAGGAGTGTCGGTGGCTGCGGCCGGTATGGAGGCTGTGGCGAAGTCGGCGGATAATGCCGGCGCTGCAATGGGCGGAGCCGGTGGAGCAGCAAAGAAAGCCGCGAAAGACATCAAAGGTGCGACAACAGGTATCGATGAACTGAATATTATTCAGCCATCAGATTCTGGTTCAGGAGGCGGTGGAGGGGCCGGTGGGGGCTACGACGCAGATGAATTTGACATGGGAGAGATTGATACCTCTCCAGTCGACGAGATGGATGCCAAGTATCAAGCGTTGATTGATAAGGTGAAGGAGCTGGCCGACCTTTTTAAATATGGGTTTAAAATTGGCTTTGGCGACACATCAGTCCTGGATAGCATCCAGTCATCAATTGACGGAATCAAAAGAAGTCTGAAGGATATTTTTACGGATCCGGCAGTTCTGAAGGCAGCCGACAATTTCGTTAATCAATTATCCTATAATTTAGGGAAAATAGCTGGAAGTTTTGCCTCTGTGGGGGCTACGATAGCTGATGTATTAGTTGGTTCAATTAATAAATATCTGAATAAAAACCGTGAATTTATAAAAAGGAAACTAATAAGTTGCTTTGATATTGGTTCTGAACTTGCAACTATTTTTGGTAATACCTTTAAAGCGCTTAGTGAGTTAATAGCTGTATTGCGGCTTGAAGACTTTAAGCAGATTGGCGCTGATATTATAGAGGTATTTTCAAACACTGCGTTAAATCTATTAGAATTGTTTGGGAGTATATCCGAAGATATTCTGAACTTATTTACACAGCCTATCATAGATAACAAAGATAAAATAATCGAAGCATTAACAGGGCTTGGAGCCGCTGTTTCACCTATCACGAGCTTAATAGCAGACGCATTTACATATGTAGGGCAAGTAATAAATGATTTATATTCCGGTGTTATACAACCAGTATTTGGGTTTATTGCATCTGTTATATCAGAGGCCATTAGCATTATCCTGTCAGTTTTCAATGAGTGGTTATTACCGGCTTTACAGCACATCGGAGACGCTTTTCGAAACCTACGAAAAGGCCCATTTGCAGAAATAGCTGATGCTTTTAGCACCCTCATTGGCAAAGTAGCTGAATTAGTACGGATAATAGTTGAAAAGCTGATTGGAGTTTGGGAGAGTCATCTGAAACCGTTTGCGGAGTGGTTCATATCAACTTTGGCTCCATATATTACCTTGGCCTTTAACGTGATTGTTGACATTTTGGAATGGGTAGTGGGAGTTGTTTCGGGATTTGTGACTGATGTCATAAAATTCTTCACATCAATTTTAGATTTCCTTTTAGGCAATTTTGATTATACGTGGAAGGACTTATGGGATGATATCACAGCGTTCCTTAAAAATATTTGGGATACAACACTTACAGAAATAAAAGAGACATGGGAGGCACGTTGGAATGCAATCAAAGCCTTTGGTAATGTCATCTGGTCTTCAATTAATATACTCGCATCTAACCTCTTTACGGTATTAAAAAACAAACTTGCTGAAATCTGGAACGCTATTAAAATCAAGGTTGAGGATGTCTGGAATGGAATCAAAGCATACACAAGCGATGCCTGGAGCAGTATTAAAGACAAAGCAGCAAAGATATTTGAGGCTTTACGCGATAAGCTTTCCGAAATCTGGGACAATGTCCGTTCCACAATAGAAGACAAATGGAACGCTATTAAAGAGTGGTTTAGCATTATATGGCAGAAAATTAAGGATGTATTTAAGCTGGATGAGATGTACGAGATTGGCAAAGGTGTAATGAATAAACTCTGGGAAGGCTTAAAAGCAGTCTGGGATGAAATTGCAGGTTGGTTATCTGGTATTGTCGATGAAATAAAACGTATCTGGCAAGACGTTTGTGACACCGTAAAAGACATTTTTAAGAAGTCCAAAGAAGCAGAAGACAGAGATAGTGACAGTGGTAGTGGTTCTAAAAAAGGTGGTGGCAGCCGCGGTTCTTCCACCGGTCCAGCCAGTGAAATTTCCGGTCATGCCAGTGGTGGCTTCCCACGGTCTGGCCAGATGTTTGTGGCGCGGGAGGACGGAATTCCTGAAATGGTCGGCAGTTGGGGAGGCCGCGCAGCCGTGGCCAATAACATGCAGATTACCGAGGGTATTGCCAGGGCAGTGCAGGGCGGCATGCGAAGTGCAATTGCGCCGTTGGTATCCA